AACTGTTCATCAACTGTTCTGAACTTCTTACCAAAAATTACAGGTTGTGTTATGCCACCGACGCCGCCTGAACTACCGGTAGGAGCGTCGGTTGTTTTGGGTTTGTTTACATTTATAGTACTGAATCCAATGTACGATGGCATATCTGTCCTTTAATTTATTTATGCTGTAGTAGCCAATCGTTCTAGCTCTTTGTATATAGCTACGACTGCTTGTTCTTTCGCTACCAACGCATTTCTTGCTGCATCAATTCCCGGATCTCCTGCAGGAAGATCCTTCTTAGCATCATAATATGCTTTTCTCAATTCAAATACTTCATCTTGCGCCTTTTCAAGGTCTTTTTGCACCTTGTCAAATTGAGCAAACGATTCCTGTTGCTTCTTAGATAAGTTCAAGCTAAATGCTGCTTGGCCACCAGAGAAGTTTGGTAAAGGTATCTTTGGATTACCTAAGACACTAGATAGCTGGGCTGTTACTTCTGATCTATCTAATGTATTTTCAGCAACTGTTGGCAACTTGATAGGGAGAGAGCCGCCCGCTGATAGAGAATTCATGGCTGCGGATAGTTGTGACCCTAATCCAGGTGGCAACCCAGTTAGTGCTAATGATGATAATGACGCTGTACCCTTCTTTAAGGTATCAAGGCCACCGGCTAACGCAGAACCTAATGAACCTGTAGCATTGTTTATTGTACTGGTTAAGGCTCCGGTAGCACTATTCAATGCACCTGACAAGCTACCAGTTGCTGTTGTTAGTCCGCTTGTCACACCCGTCAACGATGCTGCTCCGCTGGCTAAACTTGCGGCACTTGATATGCCGTTTGTTGCAGCAGTAGACACATTATTAATCAATCCGGTAATTGCAGAAGTGCCAGGAATAGAGTTCAATACTCCCTTTGAGTTATTAACAACTGATGATATTGCGTTTTGACCCCCTGGTATAGCTGTCAATCCACTACTTACGCCTTGCATTGCAGCAGTAACACCTTTCGTCACATTTGATATCGCAGAAGATACACCCGATACTGCACTAGCCACTGTATTTCCTATAGAAGTCAATGCTCCGGTTAATCCACCTGTTGCAGCTCCTATGGCGTTAGTTGCTGCGCTTCCCAAAGCACCGGTTGCTTGCCCCAATAAATTAGTTTGCTGCCCTAAACTGTTTGCTAATGAGCCCGGAGATGCTAACGCACCTTCTACTTTGCTTGCTAATTCTTTTGCATTAGCTTCTGCAATTGCTGTTAAGTTTTGCGGTACACCTGCTTTAAACGGTTTAAATGCACTAGTAACAGCAGCAAAGGCAGATCCTGCTACACCTTTTGCAGTGTCTAGCAATCCGCTTATTCCGTCAGCGGCTGTTTTGGCTGCACTGCTTAATGCGCCGGCAATTGATCCTAAACCACCTGTTGTAGTTGTTGCTAATGTTGCGGCAAAATTACCTGTTGCCATTGCACCTGCAACTGCACTTGTTGCACTATTAACAGCACCGGTTACTTGACCTATTGCAGTTGAAGCTGAAGAGGCTACTGTTTTTACAGTATCCAATGTTGCTGTAATTCCAACTTGTGAGCCAGCCATTACTAATCCTGCTACTGCTGCGGGTGCTTCTTTTCCGGTCATTACTCCTGCAGTAGTTAATGCGGTTTGTGACTTTTGGAATAGCTCAACTTGTGCTTGTACTTGTGCTCCGGTGTTTTGTACTAATGCTGTCAATGTCTCTGCGCCCGGTTTGCCGGTGAATAAGTTATTTGTCATTGCGGACGCTACATTTGCACCGCCCTGAACTAATGAGTTCACTAGTGTTGCGGCGCCTGGTTTTAATATTCCTGCTGCTTCTAACTGTTTAGGTGTTTGTGCTAAACTACCTACTGCCGCCACTGCTCCATTTGCTGTTTCTACAACTCCGGTGCCTAATGCTACTGCGGCTTTTGCAGGACCATCTGCCGCAGATTTAGCAACAGCACTTACCATAGCAGCAGTAGTATTTTTGTCTAATGCCGCGCTTACTGCTCCTACTGGAGGAACAGTTGCTGCGGATGCTGCGGTGACAGTAGCAGGAGTTGCCCCGTTAACAGCAACGTTCGTTTTGGCAACTGCAGGTGCAGGTGGCGATGGCAACTCAGAACTAGCATTTGTGCTTGTTTTAACATCAACCCCTTGACCCCAATTAGCCCAAGGCGCATGAGCAGGTGCTCTGCTGACAATTGACAATAGTTTTCCAGGGGCCGCTGCATAACCCTTTACTGAATCAAATAATGTATCAGTATGAGCTTGAATTGGTATTGGTGGTACAACTTTTGGTGTAGTACCTGTTGAACCGGTATTAAGATTTATCTTACTACCATTAATATATGCGATGTTCTTACTTGCGAATGATGCATCACTACCTGATTCAAAACTCATTTGTTGGTCAACTTTGTGTGTTTCTGCACCCTTTGTGTACACGCTGTAATTGGTACCAATCTTATGATTAGTATCTTTGTCAGAGTTCATGTTAATAGACTCTGCTTGTATGTTCAATTGCTTTGCGGCATGCATGTTGATATTATTATCAGCATGTAAGTTCAAATCACCCTGTGTTCTAATGTTGACTGAGTTGGTAGCGTACATATCAATCGTACCTTCTTTGCCCAACTCAATCCAACTTTGTCCGTTACTGTGAATAATAAACAAGCACTGCCCGTCATCACTCATTAAAATTTGATGACCCAATGCTGACCTAATTCTAACTAACTGGTCTGCACCCGTAAGATCACCGTCATCCATTACTATAGAGTGGCCACCTCTTCTTGCAATAATTTTTAATCCATCTTTACTACCTGAAGTTGCAGCATCCGCTATAGATTCATCTGTAAAACCACCTTCATATATAGGTCTTCCGGGTGAGCTAACTCCCCAACCCACTCTAGAGGGTGACTCTCGCTGTGCGCTTGTGCTAATAGTACCGCGAACAGGGTCACGTATCAAACCTTGCTGACTCAATATAGAAGCGACATAACTATGTACAGGCTTGGGTTCGTTTAGGAATGTGGGACTATCTGATATGGCTGAATTATTAGAATTCATATTAGTCACTGGTAAGCGAGTTGCGCCACCATAACTGTTTGCTTCACCTTCATTAGTAATTACTTTGTCACTAGAGCCAATAGCAGGAACCATGTACAATGCTTCTGGTTTAGGTACACATCCTATCCAAAAGCCATAGTTAGGGTCTCCATTAACAAACATACAAATAACAGTTGTGCCTATGTCAGGAGGACTATTCCACATACCATAAGAGCTTGAGTTAGTTGTGAATTCCCCGTATCCTGTATCGCCACCGGATGGTTCTGTTCTACCATAGAACGGTGTCATATATGAAACAGTAGTCCAACTATCAGAATCATCAGGATCGTCACCGCCTAAATCAGAAATATAAACACGTAATCTACCGGAACGTGTAGGATCTATGTTGTCTTTGACAATACCAAATACAGGAACTTCACGTGTTACGGCGTTGCCTGCATCAGGTTCGCTTGCTTTTGTTCTACCACGTGGTTTGAAATAATCTTCTGCCATGTTTTCTATACCTTATAGGTTAATACCATCCTGATCCGCTGGTAGCATCATCATCTGCTACGCCGTTGTTTCCTGTAGGATTAGACGATGTAGGACTTGTTACTTGAGTGCTAGTAGCAGGCACCGGTTCTGGAAGTTCCGGATCAGTCGTTGAACTAGCCCCATTTGTTTGTTCATTAGTTGCTGATGGGTTTTCCATCAATCCTGTATTTGCATTAGTTGATCCATTTGGTGTTGTTGCAGATCCGGCATCAATTGCATTGTCAATTGCACGTACAGAAGCTTGCTCTCTGCCACCGTTTGCATCTGCCGGAACTTGATCGGTCTCTCCACCGAAAGTATTGATAGTACAGCTTAAATCTTGGGTGAACTTTCCACCTTTGAACATACTAACTACTTTAATTACCATGTAACTGATACCACCTCCACGTGAAGCAATATCTTTTAAGATAGCACTAGGATATTTCCAAAACAATATAGATTCGTTTATGCTTAATAGACCGGTTGAGTTTTTGTAATCTTGGCCTTCTTTGAAATTAATCTCAATGAATACTTGGCCGCCGTTAGCATTGATACGATATCCATCAGTGCCGTAAAATTGATTGTAGACATCATTGACACTTCCAGGGGATTCTTGAATCAAGAAATCAGGATCTCCCATAATTGTTACTTTAGCCTCAGCATATGATCCTGGATCGTATAAGCTAGTCATGTAGGAGTTCTGTGCTTCCATACCAACATCTAACTTACCGACCCTTGCTTGATTTTGTCTCTTACCCGGAGTAGTTGCTACATCAGTTGGTCCACCCTGTGATGTTCCATCACCTGTTGGTGCAAGAGCAACGTTAAAGTAAGCATTGTTTAATGATTGTTCATAGTTAAGAATCTCAGAGTTTTTACCAGTATACCAGTATTCATATCTCTTATGAGGGCCATAATATTTTGCAGCAGCATTAGTATACGCACTTAGCACCACCGGAGTATCGTATGGTTGAATGACGTATGTAATTTCAAATGCAAAATCACCCACCTTGTTATCCCAACCCAAACACTTAACTTCTGAACTTAAATTGTACCAACGAATTGTTTTATTAGTTTGTGGCTTGATTTCATCATCTGAATCGGTGGTAGGATCTGGTTCTAAGTTATCTGTATAAACTACCTTCATAGCTTCTTCTAGGAACGAACTTTGCGCTACAATCTGACTTATGGCTTGTAACACAGGTGTGTCGCTAGGGAAAACAATTTGTCTTTTTGTACTGTCGGGTTTAGAAACAGTCGCAGTGCTATCATTAACACCCTCTTTGTTCTTTATATTAGACATTCGCCACTTGGATTTATCCAAGTCTGCTTTACTAACAATTGATGCATTTTCTAATTCTCTAAAACCCAGTTCCTCTTTGTTTCCTACAAAACGAACTTTGTATACGTTTGGAATTTCAATAGAACCATTTTTCTTATAATCTTGTTGTGTCTTGTTTAACTTAGTTAATAGACCCTCAACTCCTTCACCTTCACCGTCAATTGCTTCTCTAACAGTATTGGCTACAATAGTTGCACCCTTATCAATTCTACTGCGTTTAATACCCATGGCAGTTGCCGGCGGTAGTGATGCAGCAGTGATGCTATATGTAGTTGCTCTACCGTCTATCTTAAACTTGATACCAGTTAGCATAATATCATAGAAGGTCTGGTAAACACCTCCTTCAATTGCCTTACCGTTTAAATCATAACCTTGGAATTTAAGACCTAATATGAAGAATTGCTTTGATGGGTTTTGCAACCCTTCAAAGTTCCTTGTCTTACTAATTTTTTGTAGTGCTTCCCCTGCAAACTTTAATTTTGATATGAAAGAGAAACCATATGGTTCATAGATATTAAAACTCATTTCACTAACATTAGATGCAGTTTGAGTTTCTTTGCCGTTAGTTTGTGATACAATCTTTAAATCGTCAATATAATAATCTAATTCAAAACCGGGTGCACGTTTGCTACTAGTATTATTCACTCCACCACTCTGAGCAATGATATATGCTCCACCTGATGTATTTGCAGCATTTGCACCAGTCAATACATCTATTGTTTTTCTACCCGCAGCAATAAACGCATCATATGCGTCAGGTGTAATCATGTACAACGTTATCTGATAGGTATAGCTTGAATAGTTTGCTAGAGGATTTTGCAAGCGTCTGCCTGGTCTAGGCTTACTAGATTTTGCAGCAGGAGTTGTAGATTTTCCGGTTATAGTTTTTGGTGTCTCGCCTGCAACTTCAGGTAATATTTCATAGTCAGGTGTGTTAGCCCATGCCTCAAGTTCTTCTTGTGTAGGAGGTGTATACTCATCTACTGCTAAGTCATCATCTGCTCCGCCGGATTGAATATATGCAGCATTTTGCTGTTCAGTATTGGTACTCTCAGGCGCGCCTGGATCGGATGTTGTATTTTCTTCTGCCATTTATAAACCTAAATATTGATTTAACACTTCTGCTTTAGGAATATATATTCCCAAGCCTGCAACGAAATCAAAATATGGATCTTTCAATCTGTTTGGATTTCTCTCAGCAAATACCCACCATAACTTAGAACTACCATACAAATCATATGCTAGTAGGTCAGGTCTATATTCATACACTTGTTTTATTTCATAATATATGTCTGATGGCAACATGGGTATAGGACGATAATTTAAAACGTCTAAAAACTTACCGTTAACTACATCTGTGTTGTAGTATGGGCTTGTTGCCGGATATAAGTTATTATTTGCCATTACCAAATTCCTCCGCCTTGTCGTCTAGATCCTCGTAATAGTGCACCGGTTGCATATTTTTCAAGGCTAAAATTGTTGCTGATATCATTTCTTGTTACTATCGGTACTGCGCCAATAGTCATCTGTATTTTTGTAGGCACATATGTAGGGTCAACTGTTCCTGGCGGAGTAGTAAACACTGGAGCCGGTTGTCTTCCCCCTACAGGTGCGCCCGATGCAATTGCTCTAAGTTGTGATAAAAAGTTTCCGTTGCTATTGTTCACTACATTTGAGGGTGCTCTGTTGACGCCTGCACCCGCAGTTACTGCTCCTGCACGTATATAGTCCACATCTGACGGCAAGCTATAATTAAAACTAGTAATTGCTAAAGGGTGTGAATCAAACTGAAATGCGCCCAATCCACTCAAATAGCACAATGGTGGAGGAGTTCCTGGTTTTGGGTTCTGATCTTGACCATAGAACATTTTAGTAACGCTACGGAAAAAATGTATGACTGCTAGCAAATAGTTGGCTTCATATGTATCTTGTGCAGTAAAATCACATGATATTGATATTGAGTCAACTCCACTATTTTTATACTGGAAGATTTTATAGTTACTATGCGTTAAATCAGACGGCTCATAGTTTGCTTGATAGTTAACTTGTATCTGCGGAGTGTATGGGAATATAACGCCATCAGTAGCTTGCAAAGGTTCTAATATTCCTGCAGATCCTTTAGGTACTTTATATAAGTAATTTGCACTAGGTGCTAAACTTAATCGTACACGCCAATCTTCTTTTTGTTTAAAGTTTGCAACGTCTTGCTGTGTAGCTTGTGAGTTAGTGTTTAGTTTTTCTACACTCAATCCTCTTGCCCAATTACCCAACTCCGCTTCAGTTGGCGCAGGATTTTCTTCAGGTTGTTCTAAATTGTTTAGGTAGTTTGCTACCTCTTCATCTGACACAACAGGAGGTTCTGCAAGAGCATTCTCATTGTTTGCAATTTGAGTATCAATCCCGTCAAATTCATCTGTGCCCGGCGGGGTTGATAGCGGGGTAAATGCGGGTTCCTCGTCCTGTTGAGGTGCATCAGCTTGTGCAGATCGTTGCGGAGTAGCCGTTTCTGTTTCTGGTGCTGGTGTGGGTGGCGGTACCGCAGGGTTTGATGTTGGGTTTACGGGTATCGCTTGTTTTTCTTCAGGCGGAGGTGTATTTGTCGCTGTTGATACTGCACTTGCAGAGGTATTTTGACTCTTAACATTAGTAACTGTAGTGAGTGTTGCTGATCTAATTCCGCTTGATAATTCAGTCCTTGATAATGTAGGTTCGCTTGCTGACCACTGATTTCGTAGATTAACTACAGCATCAATAAGGTCACCGTTTGCATCTAGTGTAGTGGTGGCAACAGTTCCGGCTGGAGTAGTAGCAGTAATTGTCAGTGTATTCGTCACTGAATCCAGAATGGTGTTCACCACGCTGCCGCCGGGTGTTGTCGCTGAACTGGTGTATTGAGCCATAATATGTTGTTATCCTTACTTATATTTAGCACTAAATAAAACTGCTCTTTTCGCCCTTTCTTCCCAAAAAATGTAGCATTTCTACTACATTTCCTGCTATAATCACATCAACAAAACTACGGAGAATTATGTCCCTACCATCAAGAAAACCTGTCAATTATCTCAATAATAAAGACATTTTAAAAGAAATCCATGAGAGCAAGAATTCATATTGCTATTTTACAAATCCAGAATATCATAGGTATGATTTTATAGTAGACATGCCTCAGGCAGCTATTGCAGATAGTCTAGCTTATGCATTCAAACCCGAATCTATTCAGGCAGCACGTGAGGCACAAGCTTTGAGGATAGACGCAGAACAAAATCTTTCCAAAGGAACCACTGACCCATTATCTATACCCTTGACTGATTTAGTGTTTCGTGTAATGACTTGGGATCATGTTCCGGTCGCACCCAAGCAACCTCGCAAAACTGTAAAAAAGAAAACTGCAAAGGACATCTTTGAATTTGAAGAAGAAGATCCAGATGAGATTTTTGCAGACTTAGAAGATACTACCACTAAAGCAGAAATTGATGACATGGTTCATGTCAAAGTTAATTTCCCACCATTCCAACATTTCAAGATTGACGAAAATAATTCATTCTATTGTGTGGGCAAGAGTCATTGGAAAGGTGATTTGGAGAACGGTGAGTTCAGTAAAGATCACGGACAAGTCACCAATAAATTAGCCCGTATGTACATTATGATGTGCGAAAAATACGCAATGAAGTTCAATTGGCGCGGGTATACATACAATGACGAAATGCGTAACAGTGCCATTTTACAACTAACCTATGTTGGTTTGCGTTTCAATGAGGCAAAATCAGCTAACCCGTTCGCTTACTACACGGCTGCTATCACTAATAGTTTCTGTCGTGTATTGAACACCGAAAAGCGTAATCAAAATATCCGTGATGACATTTTAGAACTAAATGGTTTAAACCCTAGTTGGTCTAGACAAGGATCTGGTTCCGGATCAATGAGTTACGAAGAATAATCAATTTAACCAAGGGAGTTGCTTTTGCACTCCCTCTTCCTTTATACTAGCTATATGAGTAATCTTTTCAAAAAAGCCGCTGTATTTACTGATATTCACTTTGGATTAAAGTCAAACAGCTTACAACATAACCAAGACTGTGCCAATTTTGTAGATTGGTTTATTGAGACTGCAAAGAAAGAAGGATGTGAGACATGCTTCTTTCTAGGTGACTGGAATCACCACCGTGCAAGTATCAATATCCACACACTGCAATTTGGTCTACAAGCACTGGAGAAATTAAATGCTGCATTCAATACTGTTTATTTTATCCCTGGCAATCACGATCTTTACTATCGTGACAAGCGTGATGTACATAGTGTTGAATGGGCGAAGCATCTACCCAATGTTAAAGTTGTTAACGATTTCTTCAATGAAGGACAAGTCGTTATCGCGCCGTGGTTAGTGGGTGAAGATTACAAGAAATTACAAAAGATGAAGGGCAAATATTTGTTCGGTCATCTAGAATTGCCGCGCTTCTACATGAACGCTATGGTTGAGATGCCCGATCACGGCGAAATCTCAGAAGAACACATGACTGGATTTGAAAAAGTATTTTCAGGTCACTTTCACAAGCGTCAGAGCCGCAAGAACATTTGGTATATTGGCAATGCATTCCCTCACAACTATGCAGATGCAGGAGATGACGCACGTGGTATGATGATTTTAGAGTGGGGACAAGAACCTGTTTTCAAGTCATGGCCTCGTCAACCAATTTATCGTGTACACAAACTAAGCGAAATCTTAGAGAACCCAGAGGGCTATCTTTTGATTGACAGTCATGTTAGAGTACATCTTGATATTGATATTTCATATGAAGAAGCTAACTTTCTACGTGAAACATTGATTCCCGAACATAAACTAAGAGAAATGACATTGATTCCTATCAAGGGAGAGGGTATTGAACAAGGTCAGAACAGTGACGGACTAAAGTTTGAGTCAGTTGACCAAATCGTTATTGACCAAATCAATGCAATTGAAAGCAAAAATTTTGATAAGAAAATTCTTTTGGACATTTATAACAACCTATGATAACTATTAAAAATATTACGCTGCGGAACTTTCTATCAATTGGTAACGTAACACAAGCAGTTGAGTTTGACAAAAAAGATATCACTCTTATTCTAGGTGAAAACTTAGACTTAGGTGGTGACGGTGCTAGAAACGGTACAGGCAAGACTACTCTTATTCAGGGTCTTGCCTATGCGTTGTTTGGCGTGCCCATTAATAACATTCGTAAAGATAATTTAGTTAATCGTACAAATGGTAAGGGCATGTTAGTCACGTTAGAGTTTAATGTTAACGGCACTGATTATAAGATTGAACGTGGTCGTAAGCCCAATGTTTTGAAATTCTATGTAAACGATGTTCAACAAAAGGCTAGCGAAGACCAACAAGGTGAGAACAAAGAAACACAAGCTGCCATTGAGCGTGTGTTGAATATGAGTCCAGAAATGTTCAAGCATATCGTTGTGTTGAACACTTACTCCGAACCATTCCTCGCTTTAAAAAATAACGAACAGCGAGAAATCATTGAACAGCTTTTGGGTATCACTCTATTATCTGAGAAAGCAGAAGTTGTCAAAGAGATGATTCGTCAGAGTAAGGATGATATTCAACAGGAAGAATTCCGCATTAAAGCAGTTGAAGAAGCTAATAAAAGAGTCAAAGAACAAATTGAGGCTATCAAGCGCAGACAGACATTGTGGCAACGAAAGCATGACGAAGACTTGGCTAATCTTGCTATTACATATGATGATCTTAGTAAGATTGACATTGACGTTGAACTACAGGCTCACAAAGACTTAGCTATTTGGAATCAACAGAAAAAGCAACAAGAAGCATACGATGCACTGATTGCTAGACAAACTGCATGGATGCAAAAGCAAGATAAAGATATTGCTGCTCTTAAAGTCAAAATGGATGAGTTGAGTCACATTGATTTTGCCTCTGAGTTGCAAGCACACCGTGACTTGGTGGCATACAATCAGCAGGTGCAGTTAAAAACTGCATATGATAGCAAGATTGATAGCTTGCGTAAAGAGATTACTAAAGAGGGTAAGAACTACGACAAGCTAACCCAAGAAGTAGAAACATTAAAAGAACATAAGTGTTATGCTTGTGGGCAAGACTTCCATGACGAACAACATACTACTGTACTGAACAGTAAGATTGAGTTGTGGAATACTAGCAAGAGTCATTTAGATGATCTGAAGTTCCATCTTGATGAGCTTGTTGCGAACCCTATTGTTGTAGGAGATAAACCTGTTACACACTATAAGACAGAAGCTGAAGCAGTGCGCCAGTCGACGGAGATTGATAACATCAAAAAGCAGATTGACGAGAAATCCAGCGAGAATAACCCCTTTAGTGAACAACTTTTTGATACGCCTAGCGTCACTTTGGGCAACAAGCCATCTACTCATTACGACACCGAAGCCCAAGCAGTTGAGCATAGAACAAAGGTATCATCGCTATTATCTCAAATTGAGAGCAAAGCGGGCGAGACTGATCCGTATCAAGAACAAATTCTTGACATGGAGGCACAAGCACTTCAAGAGGTAAACTTTGACAAGATCAATGAGATTACTAAAACAATGGAACATCAAAAGTTCTTGCTTGACTTGTTGACAAGTAAGGACAGTTTTGTTCGTAAGAAGATCATTGACCAAAACTTGAGTTACTTGAATCAACGATTAACTCACTACTTAGATAAAATTGGTCTACCACATAACGTTGTCTTTAAGAACGATTTACAAGTTGAAATCACAGAGTTAGGTCGTGAACTTGACTTTGACAACTTGAGTCGTGGTGAACGTAATCGTTTGATTCTAGGTTTGAGTTTTGCTTTCCGTGACGTATGGGAGAATCTATATGCTCCGGTCAATACACTATTCATTGACGAATTGATTGACAGTGGTCTTGACACTATGGGTGTTGAGAACAGTCTAGCAATTCTCAAAGATATGAGCCGTCGTAGACACAAATCAATTTGGCTTGTGTCTCACCGCGAAGAACTTGCAGGACGTGTACCTAACGTATTGAAAGTTATCAAGGAGAACGGCTTCACTAGCTATGCTACTGCGACAGAGACTGAATAATTTTTAAAAGCATCTCGTAATGATAAGTATCACTATGACAAGTCCACAAAAAGCAAAAGGTTCTGGTTTCGAGCGAGAAGTCGCTAAGTATCTCTCTGACACATATGGAGAGAGCTTTATTCGTGCACCAGGATCCGGAGCTTATGTGGGTGGAAAGAATCAATCACGTAAAGAGTTCCTTCATGAGGGGCAAGTTCGTTCGTTTAAAGGTGACATTGTCCCAGGACAAAGTTTCAGTAAAATGAACATTGAATGTAAATTTTACGCTGATTTTCCTTTTCACTTAGTACTTACAGGAGAGTGCAAGCAGTTAAATACATGGATTGAACAGTTACTAGACGTAGCCGAAGAAGGCGATGTCAATTTACTGTTTATGAAATTTAACCGCAAAGGTCGTTATGTCGCTGTGCAATGCGGTGCTACATGGAAGACTGATAATTTCATTTATTATTCTTCCGGTAAATTCGGTGATTGGTTAATCATTGAGTTTGACGATTTTTTTAAACACAACAGAGACCTTCTCAAATTATATTCGGGCAAAACAGACACCATGTCAACTATTACTATTACAACGACCCCAATAGAAATCCCACAAACAATTCAATAATAATTTTAAAAATTAGCTGTCCTGGCTGCAGGACCTCCTTGAGTTTGTACAGATAGTGCTGTGCTGACGGATCTGGAGTAAGCGTGATTAGCGATAATCATGGAATACCGAGAAGGCAATCGGAAAAGCGAACCTTCAACAAGTCTACACCTACTTTATCTTTGCGGTGTAGAATGTGCGTTGCTGAAGAATCAACATTAAAACTTGACAGCTTCACTACAGTCCCATAAACTTTACAGAGCAACCGGTAGCGTATTATGTCAACAAATAGGCGATAGTACGGGGGAAAAGATAACATCGGATGACGGGCATGGCATATTCCCTTTACCAATGGTAGTGCTGAATAGCACTACCATGGCTTCAAAGCGGCAATCATATCCCGTATGATTAAACGCTTAATTAACCGTAAAAAATAACGAATGAGTACGAAGTACGAATGAGTTAGATGAACGAAGTTCATCTTTAAAAGACAAAAGAAAAACCCGTAAACTTGATAAATGAATAGTTACGGGTTTTATTAGAAGAATGGTAGTTGTGTTTTCTTAGTAGTTTCCAAGTTACTTTCAATCAATGCATTGATATGAACTCGTTCATCTACGGACATGTTCAGGACATCCTCATAGGATACCCCTCCCCTCATGTACCACGCTAGACTCAATGCACTTTTCTTTATTTCAATACAATCCTTTTCCATCTCGTCTATTAGCTTCTGTACGCCCTGAGGGTCAAGGCGTAGAAGCTTCATGCGAAAAAATCAGATGTGTTTAATGTAAATGTTTGCTCGTAATCATGTTGACAATGGATACACTTCAGTTTCAATGGCTTGATTGATGTGCTTTCTCTTAATGCAGCGTTATGGTCACGTATTGTTATGTACATGTTTTTATCGCAATGTGTTAAGAAATCCAACAAATAATCATACTCAGTTACCAATGCAGTAGGAGTCTTTATAGACTCAATGGTTCTAGCTAACAATTTCATCGTTAACTCTGTGATTTGTTTAACTGCTTCTTGTGTCTTTTTGTTACGCATTTCTTCATCTTCAATTGTATTCAACTGTTCAAATATTCTTTGCGCTTCAAATTGACCAAGGGCGGCCTCGTTCATTTCCTTGTATGTAAGGGGTCTGAACTTAATTTCTAATTCATTTACTTGTAGAGGTTGACCGTAATTACCTGCCTTCATAGTTGCTAGTAACCCTGCTAAGTTAACAGTGTAATCAGCTACTTCAGTACAAGACGGACATACTGATGTGATTTCCATGTTATTACCATTTGTTGCGGCTTTGATTGCTACAAGAATAGCGTCAAAGTCTGTGCTACTAATAGACCATGGATCATTAATGTCTGGAATACAGCTTTTAATCAAGTCAGCCATAGCTGTACCGTTGAACAACGCATCTGGTGTTCTAGACGTAATTTCATCAATAGCAGTCATGGGATACACAGGTAAGTCCCCGCTTTCAGTACCGTTTATGATGCCCGGGGCATATCCCGCGCCACCGCTAGGTAATTTTAGATAGATAGCGGGTCTACGGAAATACTGTCTTAAGGGATTATTTGAAATTGCCATTTATTGTCCTTTGTTAAAAAGTGGTAATTAGCCCAATACTAAATACATTATAAAACATATTTAGTGGGTAAAAAAGCATGGCTGAAAATAGTGAAAATATGGACAATCTGAACGAATCAGTTCGCAAACTAGACGATTCAATGCGTCAAATGTCTGAGCGAAATGAACAGATGGCCGCTGCCATGTTGGCTATGATGACTAACATGACAGGTGCTGGTAAAGCAACTAAAGACTCTACAATGTCTGCGGTTGAAGCAGCAAAGTCATTGAAAAACTTCCAAAAGGGTGTTCAGGAAGTAACAGAAGCTGAAAAAATTAATGCAGAAATGGCTAAGAAGTATGCCGAAGCCATGGCTAACTTCTCTAAAGCACTTAACTCTACTACAACTGCATTGACTTCAATGGCCGGGGCAGCGTTGTCCGGCAAAGAAGGTTTTGAAAAATACAACACAACCTTAAAGTCAGCGGGCGATGCCGCACTAAGTTTGGGTAAGAACTTTGGTATATTAGGTACTATACTAGGTGGTGTTATCAAAGGCTTCACTGTCGTGGGAGAAATGGCTACAAAACAAGCAGATGACTTGTTGAAAGCTACTGATAGAATTAGTCAGACTGGTGCAGCAAATAAGTTTACTGCTGAACAAGTTAGACAAATGGGAGCTAAAGCTGGTCTAGCATCAGACCAGATGGATAAGTTAATTAAGCCAATGACCAGCTTGAGCGGTGGTCTAACTGTATTAGGTCGCAGTTCGTCTGAAGGTGTAAAAGCATTTACAGAAATGACTGCTGTTACTAAAGAACAGCGTATGGCTTTTCAACGTTTGGGCTTTAACGATGAAGAACGAATTAAAGCACAAGCAGATTATGTTTCATTATTAGAAAAATCAGGTGCGGGTTTAACCAAGTCTGAAAGAACAGGTGAAGCACTACGCAGACAGTCATTAGCATACACTGAAAATCTCGTTGTTCTTGCAGAAATGTCAGGCAAGAACGTTGAGGAGATGAAGAAACAACAAGAAGTCAACCGAGCCACTTATGAGTGGAAGTTGATGGAAAACAAATGGGCAATGGATCGCCAAGCTGCTGAAGCCGCCGGCGATGCAGAAAAAGTAAAACGTATTGACGCTGAACGTGCTGCTGCTAATAAACTTATTGATGACGTTGGTGCATTAGGAGATCCTGCAAAAACTGCTGCTGTTCAAATGCAGTACTTAACAGGAGCAATCACTAAAGAATCAGCTAATATGGCTGTCTTGGGTGTAGATGTACAGAAGCAGATTGATGCAGCTAAAAAAGGTCAATATGCACAAGGTGCATTTATTGATGAGTATGACAAGAAAGCTAAGACGATGTTGGAAAACAATCGTACAGCACTTGCATTCTCAGAAGAACTACGTAAAGCGACAGGATTAACTGAACAAACAGTTGCAGGTGTTACAAAACGTTCAGCTAACGAAAAAACTCAAGCAGAGATTGCAGCCGAAGCAAGGGGTGCAGTTGAAGATAATAAGAAGGGTAAAGGCGCTGCGGCAGAAGATCCTGCACAGATTGCTAGAAATAACCTAACAGAAGCAGAACGTACAGCCAAGTTAAAAGTAGATGAACTTGTAGCATCTATGAATCCTTTATTGCATGGATTTAATGCTACCACAATCGCAGCTACAGCACTAGCTACTGCCGCCGGAGTAGCAGCACTTGCATTGGGTGCTATGGCAGGAAAATCTGCTATAGGTAAAATGGGCGATTTGATCGGCAAGGGCAAGGGTGCAGGGGCTGTTACTAAAGGAGCCGGCTCTGTTGCCAAAGGTGCCGGAGCACTATCTACATTAGGCAAGGGTGCATCAGCGTTAGGTAAAATGGCCGGCCCTGCTGCAGGATTAATAGCAGTAGGATCGGGTATTCACACTGCATATGAAGGATATCAATCAGCAACTACTACTGAAGAAAAGGGCGGCGCGATTGGTAAAGGTGCTGGTCAAGCAGCAGGTGGTGCTGCAGGTGCGTGGGCTGGCGCTGCCGCCGGCGCAGCAATGGGATCAGTTGTCCCTGTAATTGGTACAACTATCGGTGGTTTGTTGGGAGCCGCAGTTGGTGGATGGTTAGGTAGTAAAGGCGGTGAAGTAGTTGGTGAGAAAGTTGGTAAAGTAACCGGTGAAGCATTGAAAGAAACCGGTACTCCTGCTGAAAAGAAAGCGTTAGTTGAAAAAGAAACTGATGCTAGAAAAGAATCAACTAAGTCTACTGATAAATTAAACACTACATATTCCACAAACAAAAAAGCAATGGAAGATTTGACTCAGGCTATAGTTGATCTTACTAATGTGGCTACTGCAAAAGATCAACCTGGGTCAGCACAAGATAAAGCAAAACGTCTAGAAGAAATATATCAACGTTTAAGTAGCGGTAGTGCAGCCGGAGCTGCAGGCGCCGGAGGCGGAGGCGGCGGTGCAGCACCAGGAGGCCGATCCGAGGCAGGTGGAGGTGGAGCTCCAAGAGATAGCAGTGCCGGTGGTCCTGCAGGTGGACATGCAGCAGAAAGCGGAACCCCCGGTGCACCAAAACTAACTAGAATTACAAGTAAAACAGGTAAATCTGCGTCAGTAAACGAAAAGTTTGCTCCTGCGTTCCAAAGTCTAATTGATTATCTTGATAAGTCTGGATATGAAATTAATAGTCTGGGTGGATACGTTGATCGTGATGTCCGCGGTAAGCCAGGAGTAAAAAGTATTCACGCTCAAGGTGCGGCTATTGACATTAACCCTAGTACTAACCCATTGAGTTCAACACTAGTTACTGACATGCCGGCAGACATAAGCTCAGTGGCTGAACGATTGGGTTTAGGTTGGGGCGGCAATTGGAAGTCACGTAAAGATGCCATGCACTTTAGTGCAGCACAATCTGAGGGTGGTTCATTATTAAAAGCTAGAAGCGGGGGCATATTTGACGGTCCTAGCAGTGGATATGATGTTGAACTACACGGTAGAGAAATGGTAATACCTGCACCCGACATATCTAAAGTATTCGGGGATAAAGACAATGTAGAAAAACAAGAATTATCATCTGTATTCAATCAACAAACTACTAATAATACGCAATCAAGCGATTCCGCTACTGCTGATTTAATAATTAGAATGATGGAAATGATGGAAGAAAAAATGGATGATATGATTGATAAATTGAGTGACAGTAACAGCACCCAAGAGCAATTATTAAAGTATTCTAAAGCCTAACGCTAAATACTAAGCTATGACATATAAAAAACGTTTTTTAAACAAAAGTGGTATCTCCAGCCCCATTTCAGGTGGTAATAGCAATAGTGGCGCATGGAACGGTAGCCCCGGACAGAACGGGTCTAGTACCGGTGGCTGGAACAACGACCAATTTGGTTACAAGAACTATGGTAGTAGACTTCCCGAAGTCTACACAGGTCATCCAAACCGTATTGAACGATATAACCAATATGAAATGATGGATGTTGATGCCGAAATCAACGCATGTTTAGATATCATTTCTGAATTCAGTACTCAAAAAAACGAGCAAAACAAAACACCATTCATGTTTGAGTTTAAGGATGATCCTACTCAACATGAAGTTGAATTATTAAAGACACAACTACAGCAGTGGTGCAAATTAAACGAATTTGACAATAGAGTTTTTAAAATCTTTAGAAACACTATAAAATACGGAGATCAAGTTTTCGTGCGTGACCCTGAAAACTTTAAGTTATATTGGATTGATATGACTAAAGTTATTAAGGTTATCGTCAACGAATCAGAGGGTAAGAAACCAGAACAGTATGTTATCAAAGATATTAACATTAACTTACAGAACTTAACTGCTGCTCAAAAAACAAATACTGACTTTGCAGCTAGTCCTGCAACAGGTCTAGGCGGCACAGGCGGTGGCGGCACAGGTGGATCCGGTGGATATACTGTCCCTTCTATGCCATATAATACTACAGGTAGTCGCTTTACATTAGGTCAAAGTGAATCTGCGGTAGATGCAAAACACATTGTACATTTAAGTTTAACTGAAGGTCTAGATCGTTTTTGGCCTTTTGGTCAGTCAATACTAGAGAACATTTTTAAAGTTTACAAACAGAAAGAGTTGCTAGAAGATGCGGTTCTTATCTATCGTGTGCAACGTGCTCCTGAACGTAGAATGTTCAAGATTGATGTTGGTAACATGCCAAGTCACATGGCTATGGCCTTCGTTGAGCGTATTAAGAACGAGATTCACCAAAGACGTATTCCTAGTATCTACGGTGGCCAATCAGTGGTTGATGCATCATATAACCCATTATCAATGAACGAAGATTACTTCTTCCCTGTCACTGCTGACGGAAGAGGATCAAGTGTTGAAGTCCTTCCCGGTGGTCAAAACTTGGGCGAGATTGATGACTTGCGCTACTTTAACAACAGATTAGCACGTGGTTTACGTGTGCCAAGTAGCTATCTTCCTACAGGTCCTGAT